AGCTGCATCCTATCAGGCCTATTGAATACTATCCTCACCTGCTTACCTGTCTTATGGTAGATGAATGCCTGCACCACTTGTATCTTATGTAGTATATCAGAATGCATAGTAGCTGTCATCAGTGTAGTACTCCTGCCTTATGTGAGTAGTGGCGTATCTTATTGCATCCATTGCATCGTCAAATAGTTTGACAGGCTCATCTGTTATGAAGTCACCTATCTTCTTCCACTTATAGTTTTCATACTCCCTCCTTATGGCCTTATCATCCTGGCATATTACCCCAAAGGTCTTAAGGTTATCTATCCCTTTCTTAACTACTTTGTTAGCATTCTGAACATCATACCCTGCTATGTTCATTTCTTGTATGATTTCTGGACGTGAGTAATCTGCAAGGATGGTTACCGTTTGCTCTATGTTCAGGGTTGCTAACTTCTCTATGAGCATGGTAGTGGTTAGGTAGCTCTCATATATGACAGGCTCAATGTAGATATCATTATCACAGTAGTACACCCTCATCAAAGCTGTGGGATGGTTATACCCAAAATCAATTCCGTATACGTACTTAACAAACTTAGAAGGCCTATGAGCTACGAAGGACCACTGAGAATATATGTTACTCTTAGAGATAGCCTTCTCACCCAGGGCATAGATTTGATACAGTGCCTCATCTGTTCTCTTTAGATCCTCTATCTGTGCTTTGATACTATCCGGTAGGAATGGGTTATCTTTGTAGGTGCTCTTTATCTTCACGCTATCCTCAGCAGGTAGCTCATATAACCAGGATGCACTATCACTAGGGTTATAGTCAAAGATTAGCTTATCCTCAGTTCTCATATTTATTTGGGTGTAGTCATCGAAATAAAGTTCGTTGGCCTCATTCATCCAAGCTATATGCCTTTTACGGCCCCTTATCTTTTGCTCATCATCTACACTAAAGAACTCTACCATAGATCCATTAGCAAAGGTATAGATGTGCTCACTCTTATTATGCATCTCCTGCTTATACAGCCCTATATCTTTGAGGATCTCTATGAAGTCCCTGAGCACTGTAGCTCTTAGGGCCGGGAAGGTTTTACGTATTACACTAACCACCTTATTGTTATTCTGCAGGCAATAGATTATCATGAGCTGGCACAGGCTGTAAGTCTTAGATGATCTACTACCTCCCTCATTAATTATGAAGCGTTTGTCTCCTGCTATGGCATCATAGTTCTTCTCAAAGATGACTGTGCTTTTTATCTCCATAGCAAAGCTACCCCCCTCTCAGAGAGTATATTGTTATTATTATTATTTAACTACTACTACTACTTAACTATAGTAACAGTGATAGCACTTATCTTCTCATCACCACTGGTTACATCTGTATGCTCTTTCAGTGCGTTTATTCTTTGAGTGATGGATGCATTATACTGCCCTACCATTCCACCTTCTATCTGATCCATTCTGATTGCCTCCTCTATGCGTGAGCAGATTGTCGTATAGTCAGAATATCTACCCCCCGTATTAGCAAAGTAATCCTGCACACTGCACTCTTTATCAGCAGCATAAGTTCTAAACCCTACCTGAGTTAATGGTCTCTCTAAAGGGATAGCTGTAGCCTCACCTGTTTTAGTAGATAAGCTATAAGAGTATCTAGGTGATGACTTACACCAGGTTCTATATCCCTCAAATAGCTCCCACATTTTCTCAGGAGTTTCTATGTGCTTAGGTCTCATTATCTTAATTTTTAAATAATACTCCAATAGCTCCTAACTCTTTTATAACATCAGGGTTATTATCGTAGTGTTTGTTTATACCTAATTCTTTTATCTTTTCTATTTTTGCTTTGTTGCTGCCAGTTGCATAAACTCTTGAAGCTGGTATCCCTAATTCCTTTGCACGTTCTATAATTGCTTCCTTACTAGCTCTAGCTGAAATAACATATAAGGTAGCTCCTTGACTAATTAATGATTGTGCAAGTTCATATCCTTTTTTAGTACTTAAGGTATCATCATAATCAAATGAGATATTCTTTATTGAGAATAAGTACTTGTCAAGAGATCTATTCACCTTTATCGTTCTCTACCCCTTTATACTTTACCTTAGGAGTGCTCTCTTCAAATAAGTAACCTAAACCTATAGAGGTATAGTACTTATGTTCTTTAGCCATCTCTTCTGTTACCTCTATTGTGGTCTCATAGTTGCCATTGTAGGTAGTGATGTACGTACCTAGGTGTTCAGTCTTTGTTTTCATGTTCATTAGTTATTAAAAATGCGTAATAAAATACTATCCATAAACCTGCAGCTCTTGAAGCCCACACATAATCTAATGTGAACAGTGCGAAGCCACAGCTGAGAGCAAATAGCAAAGTAAAAATACTAATAATTTGGCTCAGTCTCATACCTATATTGTAATTTGTTTATGTTTTGTTTTAACTCTTTGATTAAATAGTATGCTGAGGTGTGAGTAATACCGAAATAAATAGCCATTGCCCTACTAGTGATGTACCCCTTATCAATATATGCCTCAAATACTATGAGCTGTATCTTATCTGTTATCTCATTACGATAGATCTCTATTAATCCCTTGTTAAAAGAGTAGGCTTTATCCTCTCTGAGCTTATGCACCAAATCATCATCATCTGCAGGCTCAGTGTTTGGGTGCTCAATGGCTGTTATCTTATCATCTCGGTGGCTCTTTGATGTGGACCATAGGATCTGATACTTAATTGTGTTCAGCAGGTATCCTTTCACCTTGTCAGGATCACCATCTATATTAACTACATGTAGGTAGGAGTTATTTATGACAGTATCAGCGTCTATGTAGCTGCCCATCTTAGATAGAAAGTAGGCAGTGTATGCCCTCACCTCAGCATAGTTGCTGCTAATGTACTGATCTAAGGCTTTTTTCATACCACGTTTCAAAGTCCTTGGACCATATTCTCCTCCTAACAGATGCACAAAAGCATTCTCTAGGCTGTTTACCTTCGTACTTCTCTTTAATCTTAAATAATTTGATACAAGAGTGCTTAGTATACCTTGTACTATCAGGCATCTTAGCTATATTATCAATTAGTTCTATCTCAGCTTCTGTAAACATTCATCTAGTATAAAAGCAAGCAGTGCAGCCTGGCAAGCTAAAATAAAATCAAAGGTACAAATTAAAGCAAGCCAAAAAGCCACACATTTAATACATCCTAATGCAGAGTGTATATGTATGGCTATTGGGTACTTTGTGTTATACTTAAAAAAGTAGTCTATAGTTGCTTGGAGGGGCTCAAAATTAACAAACCACCAGGCTAATGGTATAAGGGCTAGTAATATCATGCCCAAATATAGTAATATTATTTAGAATGGCAAATCATCATCATGCTCATCAGTTACGATTGCACGTTCAGGTTTAACATAAGGCTCTTGAAATGTAGCACTAAAATACTTTGTACCTGCTTTACTTTCTTTTAACCATAGTGCCACCTCCATGTCAGCACCATTTACATTCACCTTCCCTTTGTAGTCAGGTTGATTTTCGCTTGTCTTCTTATCATTTTTAAAGATAGCACCTGTGTTGTTTTTAGTTTCCATGTTAATCATTGTTAAAAATTGTTAATAAATAATTGATAGTCACTACCCACCCCCACACCACAGCAGGGGTAAGCAATATTGTTAGTAGGATTAACATGGCTCAGGTATTGGGCCATCATTAACTATAGGCCATTTAATATCTTCACCATACACCTCATTAGATAATATCTCTGCCATTTGTACAGCCTCTTTAGCTATCCATAGCTTAGACGTTTGAGAGTTATCTATCATTAGAGCATTCATAGCAGCTATAGCTGCCTCATGTTTAAATTGTATCCTGTTCATAGTTGTGCTATTAGTTCGTTAAAATACTCCCTGCACTGTTCTACCCTCACCTTAATTTGTTCTATTACCTCATCATCTCTTTTGATTACAAAGGTCTTCACCCTCTTAGCATCAGGTATATGATTAAAGCTGTGCTGTTTCTGCACCTGGTCTCTAAGATCTAAACTCTCCTCCATTAGCCCTAACTTATAGTGTGCACTCTTTACCTCCTGCTCTACTATGGCATGGGGTGTATTGGTAAGGCAGTAACATAGCAGAGCTTCCTGCTTATCTGTGAGCCACATGTACCCCTGCAGTTGGTAGTAGTAATCTTTGTTAGGGCATTCAGTATCAAACCATGGGAAAGTAGATCCACTCCATGAGTTCTTTACATCCACTAGCACCTGATCAGTAACTACATCAGGAGTACCTGTTAGCCACTCATTACTAAAGTTCTCCTCATTCTTAAACAGGAAGCCCTTGTCTATTACATCCATTACAAAGCTGAGGCACATATCCTCACACTCATTACCCTTATCAGTATACTTACTAGTGAACTCTTTACGTATCCCATAAACGTGTGCCAGGGCTAAGCCCTGGATATACGTCTTAGTTGTTTGTGATAGCACCTCCCCTTTAGTTTTAGAAGAGGTCATTATCTTACCTATAGCTGAACATCTAATTTTCATATCATAGGTATTAAAAGCAGTGAATTAATCTGAGTATCATTTAAGTCAAAGCTATCCTTTAACTTATCTACAGTAAACTTACCATCAGCTATAGCCTTAACAGCCTCAGCAAATCTCTTTGCATCTATCTTAGGCTTAGCAGTTGTAGCTATGTGGCCATCATCATCAGTTGCCTGAAGAGTGAGCAGAGCTTGGATGGTGTACCTACGAAAATAAGAAATTTGGCTACCCTGCTGCTGTGCATTGAGGGTTAAGTCCATTGCCATACAGCTAGAGATACTAAAGCCAGTGTAGATACAAACTATCTGAGTGCATACACTACCACCATCTATAGGCTGTAGTAATAGCAGATCATGCTGCAAAAGAATAGGCTCAACAGTTTCTAGGATACTATTGATATCTGCATAAGATTTCTTAAAATGTGGGTTAGTAGCATTCTTATGTACTTTACCGATTAGTTGTTTAGCCTGGTGAAGGCGAACATAGAAGGGAGCAGGCTGCTGCTCAACCTCCTGAGGCTTTACAGCCTTAGTTGTTGTTTTTTCCATTGGTTAGTTAATTAATTGTTTACAAATATAGTAATTATTATTCTATTTACACAAAACTCTTTAAAATTATTTATTATACTTCGCCAAAGGTGGTTAATTTTGGTAGTTTTGGCTAAATATATCATACCACTCCACAAAATCATCAAAGGTCTTGCTTATAATATAGATACCTCCTGCAGCTTCTATCATTAGTTGGTATTGCTTTTGCACCACTGACTGCTTATCCTTACCTATCTTTACTTCTATCTTTACAGATCTCCCATAAATAGTAGCAGAGATATCTGCAGATCCTGGAGTGCCTGTGCCCTTGGTCCACTGCCCTGCAGTCTTAGTGCCATCGGTTCTATAGCTTTGCCTGAATACTCCCATTGTATTTATCCTTTCAGCTTGGTGCTTAGAGTGATTAAGAAAGTCTGTAATACATCTAGTCAAGCCATTAGCTGTAGCATCTGAGTACTTAGTGAAGGGGATGATGTGCCCTGGTGCTGATGGGTACCGGTAGCTCATGTACTTCTCCTCAAGCTCATGCAGTCTCTGTTTGTTTTGTTTGTTCATATCTTAGTTATTTTAAACCATCTACCTACTGCACTTCTCCCCT